GAAAATAGAGGAATATTTACATGCGAAAGGCTACTAGAAGAAAAGTTTGTATTACCAATTCTTTTAGCCTTAGGGAGATTTACTCTCTCTAATTTCCATAAAGAATTAAATGTATTGTCTTTTACTGTTGTAACTTCTGGAAAATCAATCTCTGTAATAGTATTATCAGAAAAATCATTAGGCCCTAATTCAGTTTTTACATCGTTATAGCCAGCTACACGATATGTGCCGATAGACTCATCTAAAAGGTTGAAATATTCGAGTTCAATATCATCAGCCATAAATGGGCTATCTAAATTTAATCGGCCGTTGCCGTCGTCTCCGAGGCTTATGCCGTTTTCTACGCCTTTACCACGTAAAGCAACTTTAAAATGAGGTGTGCCATATACATTGATATAAAATTGTCCTTTTAAAGGTTTATCAAATTCAAGAGGTTTAACAGGCATATCAATGCTGTTGCCCATTAATTCAACGAGCTTAGTTAATACAGTATCGAGCTGCGCATTAGGAAGATAAATATTCTTACGCTTTAACGCCGTAAGAGCATTATTCACTTCTACTTTAGCTTTGAGAGACTCCAGCCACTCTTGACGAGTACCTCTAAAGCCCTCTAATTGAGCAATATCATATGCACTTAGGCCGTCAGCACCATTGCGTCCGTCTGTTCCGTCAACGCCTTTTAAGCCCGGAATGTTAATATTCATATTGACAGGCTTTTCGCCTAAGCCTAGATTTACATTTAGAGGTTTATCAGCTAATTCAACTAAGATTTTTTGAAGTTCGTTTGGCATAATTATTTCTCCTTTTAATTAATGCATTGATACATCACGAATGAAGTTAATTTCACCCATGATCATTTTAAAAGTATTATCGCCTACAACAAGAAACACATCATAATTGCCCTTAGTGTAGGTCTTATCAATCGTCAAGGTCTGAGCACTTGGAATAGTAACGTATACAGTCTTATCCTGTATCTTTGTTTCTGCCTCACATAGCAGCTTACCTTGAATACTGCGAACTTTGCATATTGCATGCCCTGCCGATATATCCATATCAGTAGTTAGTGTATATGCTCGCCGCCAGTCAGCCCCTATATGCAAAGTTTCGTTTTCTTTGCGTATAAAGTCCATATATACCCCCTTTACCAGAATGAAATTATGAGTAAATCAGCCTCGCCATAATAACCAAATCGACCACTATTATAAAAGAAATAGAAATAGCCCTCTTTAGTTACGCCGCAGCCTCTATACCAGCGGCCGTTATTGCTTTGACTAGCTGCATTATTATTCGCATATCCTCGGCCATATGAGAATGTTCCGCCGTCTGGACTATCTCCGTTCGGAAAGAAAACTCGATTTTGCAACGGCTCACCGTGCAACCAATGACCGCCCTCGAGGTCGTCCATCCTGCCGCCGTCTGGCTTTCCGTTCCAGTACATCGAATATCGGTTATTGAAGTCATGTATCTGGCGCATATCCTCATCGCTAAAATATCGGCCATTTAATTTATATGTGGCCTTTTTATTCATTTTTATGTTGGTCGCATAGAATAAACAGCGCTCGTAATTGTATCCGTTAGGCAGGTTAATTTTTTGACCGCTTACAACGTGCACACTCATAAAGTTAGTATTTTTAAGCGGTTCGCCATTTGCATATACGCTGTTTGCGTCTATCCTAGAACCTGTAATATTAACCCCTCTGATATTGCCATTTTCATCAACGCTGAACGTGTTTGAGGCGTTTTTGATTACGGTACCAGTAATGGTGCCGCCCTTTAAGTCGCCTATGTTCGCTGTGATTGTGCTTAGGCTATCCACCTGCATTTTATCGGCAGTAACCGAGCCAGCCTGTAGCATACCCTTTGTAATGATATTGTTATCAAATAACGCCTCACCAGTAACATGCAATAACCTGCCGTCAATGCGTGTGCCTGCTGGCGTTAAGTTAATGCGGCTTATGAGTTCCTTGCCGTCTAGCTTGCCGAGTGCATTTGTAACTTTAAACTCTATACCGTCTGAAATTTGAGTGATTTGAGAGTCTACATGCTTGTTTAAATCTGTGATAGAACGTTGAAAAGCGTTTGCTTGGTCAACGAGCTTGTTTTCAAAACCATTGACGCTGGTCTTGACTGTGCCGACTTCGTCCTTTAGATCATTAATATCCTTATCCATATTAGATAGGCCTAGGCTTTCCATATCGAGTAGTTCTTTATCAATTTTAGCTTTTACGGCTACAGACATAGGCTCACTTGCTGGGCCCTCGCCGAATATATCAACATAAGCCACTTTCACGTTGTACACGCCAGCCTCTAAAGGAATTGATAAAGCGTTTGTGGTTGTTAAGTATGCTTTATCATCGATGTATACATTAGCGCCTTTACAGTTCGCAGGAATAGCCTCAAACGTAACACCTATACCGTTAATATTAGCGGTTGCTTTAACATTAGCAGGCTGTTTCGGTAGTGGCACATTATAGGTTAATTCTGCAGGTGCTCCATAGCCTTTGGCTGGGTTGTGAGCATACAAATACACCTTACCAGTCCGATTGCGTAGCGTTCCGCTGTATGTGGTGTTATTGCTGCGGCCAATTAAGCCGTCATTTTGGCCAGCGTTTAAATCTAGCCTTAATTCGTAATAATCAACATCGGCATTACGCACCTCGAGCCAGTTAAAACGCGCCATATCGCTGAATGAAATAGAAAAGCCTAGAGGCTTATTCGGAATTTCACTCTTTAACTCTACAGTAATGCTCTTAGATACGCCCTGCGAGGTGTTTCCGTGAGTATCTTTGACTACAGCTTTAATCTCGTAGGTATGGCCTAATTCGCAGCCGCTTATAATGACTTGCCCCTCACCAGCGCCGCCATATTTCCATGTGCCACTAGGCTCTCTATACCAGACTTCCACAGTATCAAGGCTGTTGATATGCGGCACGTTAAACTCTGCCACCACATCGAATGACTTAACTCGATTAGTGATCTCGTAGTATTTCGTATATAGAGTGAGATTAGTAACCTCTGGTATGAAATAAGGCGTCAAGGTATATGGATAAGCCTGTACCTCGTCTAGTCCTTGCTCGTTCGTGCCGAAGATATTCATAGATGTGAATTTAAGGTATATTGTTTTCCCTATATCCTCTTTACGATATGGGTATCTAAATAAAGCCTCGTCTACACGAATGAACCGCTCTCCAGAGTTATGACTGATTGCATTAGTGCCATATTGGCCACGTACAAGGCCACTCAATGAAAATTGATTATTAGGCCCCATATTAGCGCCCTCATAGCTCAACGCCTCACCATTCACCCAGCAAAGCGTATTCGCTCGCTCAGCGTCAATGTGTGTACCACCTTTAAGAGTGCCTTGATTAAGCGTAACCTCGCAGGCGGTCGCTGTTTCATTGAATGCCAATCGAGTGCGGCCCATTCTAGCCTGTTGGCTAATGGATCCTATGCGACTGTAATTCTGGTCTGTGTCGGACAACCACACAGAGCAGCCACCCCAACCAGCTGGCGCATTGACGCCAATAAATACTTGATTGCCGCCTACATCGCCAACAGTTTGGAATATTGCCACATCGTTGACGCTCGGCGCTGCTTGGTTGTAATCAATGAAAGGCCGCTCGTTTTCGTGTACATCATAGCGAGCTGGCGCATAAGTACCAGCAGGCTTGCCCTCTGCTGTAAATTCGAGTTGTCCGTCGGCTGCCTCGTTTACCGCTGTAATAACTACAATCTGCTTATTTAATTGGCAAGCCTCATCGGTAAGCGTTACTAAGTCGCCTACCTCGAGAGTACAGAAAGCCCAATCAAGCCTAAACGTGTATTGAGTTTTAGCATATAAGCGTTTCATAGCGAGCTGTTCGGCGTAGTATTGAGCCCTCGCCTTTGTGTACAGGTAGTGAGCTGTTTTCTTTGAGGCTGGCTTTAATCCATTTCTTTGTACATCGGCCACCACCTCAAAGGATACTGTTTCTTTCTCGTAGCCATTGGCACGATTAATGAACTCGACTGTAGCCTCATTAAATGCCTCGCTTGTATCTTTGCGCTTATAAAGGATAAGCTGGCCGTCTGTTCCTGCGATAAAATCATCTGCCGTGAGGTCGTATTGAATTTGGTTGGCAGGTGTCCATGTGCCAATAGGCTTATCGGCTAAAGGTACGATTTTTAGGCGGTCAGTACTCCAGAATACAAGGCTATTTGTGATCTCGGCTATATCATTAATGATCTGTTGAGCCTTAGCGCTCTTTTGTTCTGGCGGTGTACTGATAAGAATATCAGCTGCCTTACAGTAAGCTCTAAAGTTTTCAATGCCCTCGATTTGTACATCGGCCCCAACTGATTGCAGTACATGCTCGATATAGTCGGCTGGGTTCACGTCCACGCCGTCGCCTGTATCTCTGAGCTTGCCATACACCTCGAAATTATATTGCGGTAAGCTGCCACGTTCGCCCAAATCAACCACGCCAGCCATGTAAGCCAATCCACTATAAGGCAATGCCTTTTCTGGGTGCTTAGAGGTCATATAAGGCCAAGGCGCTTGGGCTACCTCACCATTGAATAAAGTGAGCTGTATATTCTCGTTTGGATATTGGAATATTTCCTTATCACGCCACACCTTGCCAATACCAGCGATAGGGCCCTCGCATAAGGCAATCGCTGCGGCTACAGTATAGGTATAGGTAATATTCGTATGCTTAGATCCACCACCTTTACCAGTTCTGGTGGTGCTTTTATGTTCATGCGCCGTGAAATCTTCATAATCAATGATATTGCCACTCACTCGAGTTGTACCCAGTATCTCTGGAACCACCTCGCCATATGAGGCTGTATTGATTTGAAAATCGGCGATTAAATCGGCTCTGCTGGTGGTGTTTTTACCTCTTGTAAATAAAAAGCCCATTATTCACGCTCCTCTCTATATCTATATACAGCCCTCAAACGTGAGCGGCCTTTCTTATCGTAAAATAGTACATCATCGAGCTTAGAGATAATCACGCCATAATCAACGAAAGCATGGATCACTAGCCCATTGCCTATATAAATAGCCCCATGCGAAATACATCGGCCATATTGATATAGTAAAAAATCGCCAATTTCAAACGGAGAACCCTCTTTCACTTCATCGGCGACTTGTTGCACGTATTTAAGATATTTCTCCTCAGAATGGTGTAAATGCCACTCATTTGAGTAGTTTTCGATTTGTAAGCGGTCAGCTTTCATGAGGCCACTATCAACCAAAGCAGCCACTAATAGATAAGAGCAATCGACGCCAGCACCTTTTACCATTGAATTATTGGCGTATGGTGTGCCTAGCCACTCAATCGCAGCATTAGCTATCCTTTCGCCAGTCGTTAAAGTACTCATCGTATGCTCTCCTTTAGTGGAACGTAAGGGGTAGCCCTGTTTCTATTCCAATTATTGAATTTATTCTTGCATTCACTAGGCGTCTTATTGCAGCCAGCATATATATAAAATTGGTCTCCGACTCTTGGGCTTACCTCAAGAGCGCTCATATACAAAATTACGCCGTCAATGCTTTGTAATATCTGCGTAGATTGCCCAGCCAATGGGCCAGTGATCCAATCTATGCCGCCTGCTGTGTAATAGCCATTAGCAAATGGTATGTCAATTCGTATGGAATTAGGCCCAGAGCCTAAGGCTGTAACCTTACCGCTTTTTCTGAACTTCTTAATATCAACGCCGCATTCTTTTGAATACACGCTAAATGGGCACTGTGGATAATACCGCCTATTTGGATATTCAATATTGAGCTTTTGCACGATTGATTTAACATTGAGCTTTAATGTGAGGCCGCCGCCTTGCGTTACCTCGCACAAACCAGTAAATAAGCCAACAGCCCCTATAATGGTGTAGTTATCATCAAAGAAAGCTCGTTTCAGCGTCATTTGAGCGCCGTCAAAGCCACCATTATGAGCTACAGCCATAATAGGAACGCCGCCTATTTTGTCTTGCTCATTCGTGGATATGCTAACCGTCATTTTATCAACGCTTACGCTACTATTCGTAGTTATCTTATCCCTTACGATAATAGGGCCGTCGCTTTTATATATTTGGCCGTTGTATGATACGTCAGCGTCTGAGTCCGCCCAGTAGTAAGTAACCCCACTACGCAAGCGCAACTCGTAAAGGTCGCAGCTCATGAAATATTTATCATTATTGAGGTGATTTCGTAATACCTCGTTTACCTCTTTCATAAATGCGCCCCCTATCGAGTTGATACTAACTTAAATGATTTCGATTTATATACATTTGTAAAGATATACTCGGCTGTCATATCACCGCTGAACCTTACCAGCCAATAATAGGTATAATCGGCTGTAATGACTGCATTAGGTTCAACTGTCTGCCCTGCTGCCAGCTTGATTACGCCTTTATCGCTAATAGCTCGAATTGGTGAGCCATTAGCGTATAGTGTAAGATTTTCAACGTGATATACAGGCTCTAGGAAATCGCCAAACTTTCGCACAGCTTGCCATGAACCCATTGAGCCAGTACCGAGCTGAATGCCTTTTTCTTGGTTGTCCTCTGGATCGAGCCACAAAAAAGGAACTGTACCGCCTTTAGTTTTAGAATAAAAGCCCATAAGTTCCTTATATTGTGCAGGTGTTAGTACCTCAAACTCTGTGGAAATGGTGTATTGTGGATATTTCCAGTTGGTCATGGTGCGAACCTTACCAGAACCAGAGGTCTTTGTTTTGGTATCCCATTTTTGAGCCTTTTGAGATTTCCAAGCCAAAGAGATGATAGTAGGAAATTTCATTAATTCTGCCATATTACCATGTCCCCTCTGCTCCGATAAATTCTCTGTCTTGATTTACAAGGAATTGGCGCAACGCCCTACCGCCTCGTGTTTCAAGGAACGAGCCAAAGCTCTCGGCATCTATAGCGCTTACATTGAGCGTAATGCCGCCACCTGCGCCCATACCGCTATTAGAGCGATTAATGCCCTCACCTAATCGGTCGAATACGGTATCAGATAGAGGCAAGACAGCCTCATCATATTTACCCTCGCCAATTTGTGCGAACGTAGCACCATAAGCAAGGCCGCCCTCTGCCAATTTAGGCATGCTCTTAGCACTAAATGCAGCGCCAAAGCTACCGCCAAAGTTGCCAACTGCACCGAGAGCCGTAGCCTGCGCTATGCCTGCCGCCGTGCTGCTACTCCAAGCCGCTAAGCCTGCTGCTGCACTAGCGCCAAATGTCGCCATAGATACTTGTTGAGCGAGTGAGCTCCAAGCTGGTAATTGAGCTTGCGCTGCCGCCACGCTTGCCGCCGTTTGTTGCGACTGTAGCATTTTACCGAGTACAGCTTGCTTAACTTGGGCTGCGATCCATTGAGCCACGCTATCAGATATTGTTTTAAGAATAGCTTTACCCATATTTTGGAAAGCCTGCGTTATGCTCATTGTGCCTTGCAAGAGTCCAGAAATACCCTCTTGTAATTTATCAATGCCAGCGCTTGCACTCTCCCAAATAGCCTCTTGTCCATTCCAATGGCTATCCATTACAGCCTGCTGGTACTCGTTTAAAAGCTCCTTGCGTAATTCGTAGCTTTGTTGCGTCGCCACATATTCAGCGTCAAGCGCCGACTGCAACGCCTCAAAGTCCTGTGTGCGCATAGCCTCGTCAATGTTCCATTTTTCCTCGGCCATTGTGCGCTGTAATTCTAGGTATTTGTCGCTATAATCACGATGAACTGCGAGCAATTCCTCAGTCTTTTGGCGCTCAAATGTGATACGTCCGTCCTCGACTTCTTCAAATTTAATACCTCGCTCTTTCAAGGTATCTATGAAATGCTGTTGCTGCATTTTGTCCATTTTGACAAAATCATCGCTGTACTTATCCCATTTGTCGCCGATTGCGTCTATAGCGTCGGTGTATTCTTTAGTGAATTGCACCATAGGCGAGGCCGCCCCTGTGCTATCCTTAACCGCTAGGCTTAACTCGAGATCTTTCTGCATATCACGAATATTATTCTCGATTTCTCGCAGTTTTTGCATTTCCTCTTGTTTAGCCTTAATGCGTTTGTCAGAATATACGGCGTTCAATAACTCGAGGTCTTTTTGATAGTTAGCATTAGCTGCCTTTGATTTTTCAAGCTCATCAAGCTCTTTCTTGTACTCTAATTCGAGTAGCTCTTGCTTGTTGCCAAGCATTTCAAGGTACGATTGCAAGATCTTTTCGTGTATCTGCTTAGCCTCTTTTTCGAGGTCTTTGCCTTTGCTGCCTTTTCCGCCGCCACCTTTGCCTTTTTTACCTTTGCCGCCGCTAGTGTCGTAATCTCCGCCACCGCCGCCGCCAACATCGAGACCAGTATCACCGCCGCCAGATAAGCCGCTAAATACTTGCGAGGCCATATCTCCAGCAGTATTTACAATATCCTGCGCTGTATCTGCGCTGATAGTGTCAACCTGTGCAATAGCGGTGAACGTGCCGCCAAAGAATTTGGCTACCTTATCACCTACGCTATTGAGTTTGGCTATTAACCAGTTCAAGGCCTCAATGATCTTATTCACGCCCCAAACTGCAGTATGAACGATTGTTGAGAATACTGAGCTTAAAGTGCTACCAAAGCCGTTGCCTGCTGCTGCCGCTGTAGCAAATACTGTAACCAATGTTACAAGTACAGAGATTAACAGGCCTACAGGGTTGGCTTTCATTACTAGATTAACAACCCTCTGCGCCGCCGCTGCAGCTAATGCACCGCTACGAACAGCAATATAAGCACCTCTTACGCCAGCTAGTACAGCCGTTAATAGCGCCGATACTGTTGCCGTTCCTGCCATTGCAGCTCTTAATACCACCATAGCCGCCGCATGTACTTTCGTAGCTGTAGCCGAGGCCACCTCTGCCACTCTATAGGCCACAACTTTGACGGTAAGGGCTGCCGTCTGAGCATTACATAAGGCAACTGCTGCCCTGTAGGTGGTAAATGCCACCACCACAGCCAATATGGCTGCCGATACTCTCGGCATAGTAGTGATAAATAACGAGCCAAAGCTCCTTACTGTCTGCGAAATAGTGGATATTGCTATCCGTAAGCCTGCAAAAGCTGCACTAATTAAGCCTATTGAACCCTGCGCAGCTACTGCCATGCCTCTGATTGCTACCCCTACGCCCTCACTTAACGCTTGGAACTCGCCACTTTGTGGAATAGTAGAAATCTGTTCGAGTACAGGCTGGAAAGCTTGTATTAATTGGTTCTGAATAGATTGACCTACCTCGGCGAATGTCATAGGAATTTCGGAGAATTTCTCGTTTGTTTCCTCTGCGCTGCCGAGCAGTGCATTCTTGATGATGTCGGCTGTAATGAGGCCTTGCGAACTCATTTCTTTTAATTGACCAACAGATAAACCCATTTCATTGGCAATAGATTGAGCTAATAACGGCGCATTTTCCATGATAGAACGGAACTCATCGCCTTGTAGCTTACCTGCCGCCATTGCTTGGGTAAGCTGATACATTGCAGCGCTAGACTCTTGAATACTAGCACCAGAGATTTTAAATTGCTTATTCAGTTGTTCCACAAAGGCGATTGCCTCATCATTCGAGCTGAAAGCGTCTTTTGCCAACATGTTGAGCTTTGCCACACTATCGGCCATGTCAATATAGCTGCCTCTCGAGCGATTGGCTGCGCCATATATTTTGTCCATGATCTCGGCTGTCGTTTGTGAGCCGTCATTAATTAAGTTGATACGAGAACGTATGCTCGTTAATTCGTCAGCTGTCTGTGCTGCTGCTACAGCCACATCTTTGACTTTATTCGCAACTAAGCCTATACCAGTAACAGCGCCAGCAAATTGCAAGCCCTTATTCATTTGAGCAACAATAGACTTTATTTCTGCACGAATACCAGCAGCCTCTTTAGCTACTTTATTGCTCGCCTCTGCCACGCTTTTAGGTAGTTCAGTGCTTATCGTATTAGCCACCTTATTGACGGCCGCTGTAGTCTCTGAACTGTCGGCACTAATGCGAACATTAATATTGCTATCTGCCATTTTCTATATCTCACCCCCTGCCTCTCTAAATTCACGGATAAAGTCCGCCTCTGCTTGCCGTTTTTCGGCCTCTGTAGGCGGATATAGAATGTCAATAAATTTCTTCGGTTCGATTGGCTCTGCTAGCTGCGTGTTCATGATATTGGCGATCCAGAAAGCTCGGTTTGTATCCTGTAGTTTTTGCCTACGTTCATACCCTCTGACTAACTTTCTGTATTCCATAGGCTGCAATCGCATAAACTCCCACGGTTTTAGCTCTAACACGCTGTATGCTATATCTTCCGCATTTCGTACCCATAAAGAAAAAGAGGGGGCGCTTTGGCCCCCCTCTAGTTTTTTGCTTGTTCGGCCTCGTTTTCGATAGCTAACTTATCATCTGGCGTGAGTTCGTTTGGGTACATTTGATAGTACATTTTAGAACCCAAAGCACCGCTTGCTATAATTGCTTGCATTAAAGGCGCTTGTAATGATAAGAGGCTCATGTCTTTGGTTTCATCAGCAAGTAGCTCGTCAAACAATTCATAATATTGTTGAGCATTGCGTTTGTGCTGTTTCATACCGATTGCATAGCCTGTAATAATGCTATTGATTGGCCAAATGCTCATTTGTAAGAGTTCCCCAATAGGTTGCCCTACAGCGGCCTCAAACTCCATGAGGCGCTGCATATTGAACATTAAATATTCGCCATTTTTAAAAAAATCACAATTTACTTTTTTCATAATTAAAACTCCTATTTTTAGCGCTAAGTTAGGAATGTATTACAGGTATTTAAAGACTACCTATTAGCCTAGCGGTGCTGGTTGTAGCTCAGATAATGGGCCTATGCCATTAAGAGAGCCTTTATATGTTGCCACGCCGTCGTGAGGTGTAGAGAGAGAAAGCTCTGTAACGCTGGCAATTCCAGTGAAGAATGTCTTGTCTGGATATTCAAACTTGATCATGACATTATCGCCATTCAAGAAAGCTTTTTCTAGCAAAGTAAGACTTTCCTCTTTAGGCATAAGTAATGTTTCAAGAGCAAAGCTCCACTCTTTAAGGCCTGCGATAGTGGACTTCCAACCACCAGAGCCCTTATGAGAGGCGTCGATAGAGTCGGCTTTACGAGATAAGTCGCCAGAGCGTTGACCGCCTAACAATAGCCATTTAGCGCCTGCTTTTTCATTTGTACCTACATTCAAATATAATAGGTAGTTTTTACCTGCTGTAGGCATATCCACGGCCGCTGGTTTGTATAATGTTTCTGCCATTAATAAATACCCCCTTTAGTATTTAGATTTTCTTTTAAATCGTACATTTTAGCCTCAAATCGGTATTGCGTACCGATAAAAGGCCTCATGCTGTCGTGATCGTCTGTTTTATTTGTGCAGCGAATATCGATAATTTGATAGCCGCTTTCTTGTAATACGCAATACTCTCCGTTAAGTGCGCCGCATTGCTCTCTAAAAGCAATTAAGATTTCCTCTATCTTGCTTTCAAGAGCTGCAATCTGCTCATAAGCTACATCGAACTCATGACTATCTGATTTAGTCCATACCTCGATGTAAAACTCTTGTTTGAGCATATTCTGCACTTTATCATCGCTAGGGGTTGCCTCGCCTCGACCTAGCATTACCATTCCGAGCGAGTCAACGCCAGCATTTTGAGGATTTAAAAAGCCGAGTTTGACTTGTCCGTCAAACCCAGCTTTCTCGATTGCGTATTTAATTTTATTCAATAATTCGAGCCACATATTAGCCACCTCGATATAGAGGAATACTTCTATACCCTGCATACTTGGACGGCTGCCCTGTGAGCTGTTCCGCTGTGATTTGGTTTTCTAAAACCGCTATTCTATTGTTGATATATTTCAACTTCTTAGAATAATAATCATCATCGTTGCCATTGCGGCTATATTGGCCTGTTAAAGAGGCGCTCTTATTCATGCAGGTTTCTCGGTAGCAATACAATGTTACTAATTCGTCTACAACGAACGATCGTATTACATCGCTCTCTTGCACACCTAACTTTTTAGCCAATACATACAGCCAATTTTCAGCTTTCTTCAACGTGCTTTCTAGCACATTTGGGCCTAGTAGCTCATCATCGAATATCATGCTTTGAAATTCGTATAGCATATATCAAACCCCTTACAGTTTAATGTGTAGCTCTGTTCGTTTGGCCCCAAGCTCTACATTACGAGCTATTTCGCCAAGCGATACACTAACAGCTTTCGAGAATATATCATGAACAGCCTCACGGCTATTGTCGAGAGCCTCATATAAGAATTGGTCTGGCTGCATGCCTCGATGAAAAACACGTTTAGCAAACACAAACCCATTGCCGCCAGCAGGAACCCAGCGCAAAGACTGCTTTTCTTTTGGAAAAATATAATGCGCTCGTGTTCCCTCATGTACGAAAGGCCCATAAGGTGCGAGGTTATTGTCGATATATACCTCTGCTGTTTTATCGCCAATCATACGCACGTCTATAGCCCTTTCAAGCTGGCCGCTGCGAGAGGTAAAGCGATGAGTGCGTTGTGCCTCTTCCTGTACCTCTCGAGCGCTGGCTCTTATAGCTTGTCGTAGGCGTTTTTCAAACACCTCTCTAGCGTTCATGATTATTTCTTACTGGACTTTGTAGCTTTCTTACCCTCGCCGTCTGTCGGCTCTGTGTCTGGGTTTTCATCGCCTACACCGTCCTCGCCGTCTGTCGGCTCTGTGTCTGGTTCAAATTCTGGCTCTAATACAAAGCCCTCATCAAGCCATAGCTCGAGAGTGCTTTCATTGTCCGTGTATCGAACCTCATTCATACGAATTACTCTGTATTTACCCATAGTTGCCCCCTAATTATGCGCCAAAGTTTACCCACAAGGACGCTAAGCGGTTCTTAGGAACCCATACGTCATGGAACTTACGATAATCAATCGCCCATGCGTCAGCTTGTTGGTTAATAGTTGGATCAAAGATACGCATTTTGTCTGTTTTAGATACAGCAATAGCAGCTTTACGGCTCATGATAAGCCAGTTAATAGCTTTTGCGCCTGTATCAGCTTTAAAGCCGCCTTTTTCTTGGCCGCTAGTTTTGCCGTCGTTAAACACGTATTGAGATTTTAAGCGTGCGCTAGATACTCCGATAATAGGAATTTCGTTATATGTGCGAACACGAGTATTGTATTGTCCTTGTGTAAAGTTAGCTACATTGAGCATGCCTTTAGCGCCTGCTGCCTCGTTCAAAATACCTTGAACACGTGCGCTCATTACGATTACCAAATCGCCAGTTTCACCGATTAAGTCCTCAATTTCCATGATTTCTTTGTTAAGTTGTTTGATGATGTTTGTATCATCTGGCGTGAAAGAGTCTGTTTTGCGGCTTTCTTGCTTAGCATATGCAGCCACTTTAGAGTAACGATAAGAGTCAACCTCTGGAATAACTTGCTCTTTTTGGAATGTAGTCATAACATTTGTGGCTGTTGCCAAGAAGTTTGTTTCGTTCACGTCCATAGAGTCGAGAGAGAATTTACGGCCACGGTCTTGAGTGAGTTTGAAGTCTTGGAATGTCAAAGATACAGCGCCTCGGTTGTAGCCGTTATCACGGTCATAGTTCGCCAAGCCGTCAACGGAAAGAGTAGGAATTTTAACAGTATCGCCGCCGTTATATACAACGTCGCCAGCGTTAGCCTCCATAAAGCCAGATGTAGCACCTACGAGCATTTGTTGGTCGAGTACTTTTTGGAAATTTTGAGCCATTTGCAAAGTATTAATTGCCATTGATTGTTACCTCATTTTGTCATTAAAAATTAACCCTCGCTAGGCGGTTTTATGCCTGCGATTTTGTACATTTCTGCTAATTGACCATTTCCGTCATTAGCATTGCCAGCACCTGCACCACTGCCGCCCTTTTGCGTAGTTTTAACAGCGTAAGGCTTATCAGCAAGAAATGCCGTTGCGCATTCTTCGATAGTGCCGATTGTGCCGTCGTCCTTAGTCCAGCCATAAGAGCCGTCCTCTTGAACGCTGATTTGTCCAGCAATAAGCTTGCTGAATGTTTCGGCGTCCGTGCAGTTCGCTTTCGTGAGCGCTGCGATTGTTTGAGCGCTGATTTCTGAATTAGTACGCTTTTCAATCTCTGCTTGGCGTGCTTTTTCGGCTTGCTCATACTTGTCTGTAAGGCCTTTGATTTGTTTCTCTAAAGCCAAGATTTCTGGGCTTTTTTCGCCTTTGTGAGCCTCGTATTCGTCAACCTTACCCTTTAACTCATCACGTGCTGTCGTTAAATCGGTAATCTGTTTCTCGAATTTAAGGCGGTCGGCTTTGGCTACCTCGTTAATACGAGAGATTTCGCCTTTAAAGCCTGCCACGAGGTCTTTGCCCCCCTCGAGTTTTTCAAGTGCTGCGTACAATTCTGCTAAAGTCATGAGTCTTTCTCCTTTTCGTCATGAATTTTGCCACCGTTCGGCTCCCCTAATTAATGGCAATATAAAAAGGCCCATGCATTCACTTGCATAGGCCTGTAGGTCTAAATTATGTATTTTCTTTTGGTGTTCTAGGCTCGAATGTTTCCCCATTCCAGCCCTTTACGTGGTCTTTCCAGTTAGCTTTGCCAGCTGTTACATCTTTGCGGCCACTAATGCCAAGTAATTTCTCTTGATGATCCTTACTAATCGAATTGATGTACCTCATGCCGCCCTCGTTTGTATTGTCCTTTGCCTTTGTAATATCGACTTCAAAATCAAATACAGGCGATATTCTACACATACAATGAGGGTGAGCAGGCAGCTTAGGGAATTTGTCCTTTGGATAAACACCCTTACCCAAACCGTATAAATCAGCATTAGCGTAAAAGTCGCATATATCATAGCGAGGGTGTCTACTGGATAACGTCCATTTCAAAGCCACTACATCATCATCGTGAGCATATCGGTTCATCTGGCCGTCAGCGTAAGCCCTTGCACTTTCTGTGCGAGCTATCCTCTCGGCGTTGTATCGTGCCTTTTCTTGCACCGCCACAGTTACAGCTCGAGAAAGGTCTATAGCGTTGCCCTCGTCTACAGCTTTTATAAGCTCTGAATAGGCCGCTCGTAGGCTTGGCGTTGTATTCTGCTGCACTAACCTTTCTGTGCGCCTAATGGTTCGCTTAAATCTTGCAAGCTCATCTTTATTAAGAGATTGAGGCGCCTTTAATGCTCGTATTCGTTCAATATGCTTAGGGAGCTTATCAGTATCAATAATGCCACCCTTGCCATAGCCCTCGAATATAGAGCGAGCTATCTCACGAATGCTTTTGCCACGCTTTAGAGATTGAGAAATAACCGCCGTCGTCTCTCGTCGTACTTTATGAGCGTTTTTATGTAGCCGTTTAGATAACTTTAAGCCGTCGCTTGCCCAAGCTGCTTGCATGGCCTCACTAATTGATTGCGTTGTGTAATTAAAAGGCCTATGACCTGCCACCGAGAGCGGTGTAAGTACACTATGATAGGCCTTGTTAAAATTCTCTACCATATCAGCCGTAAGAGGGGCCTCTAGCATTTCCATAATAGGATACGTCTTATAAGCGATTTGAACGGCCTTATCGGCTGAATATCCAAGTTTTACTAACTCACGCACCATTTTTTCAAATTGCTCGAGTATCTTATCAAGCGTTTGGCTCGTCTGTGTCATTATCGCCACCGTTTAGATCATCATCGTTATAGGTTTGGTCTTGGGCTTTATTATCGGCCGCTGTCTGCGCCTCTTTAACGATTGCGTCTTTAGTTTCCTTTTCCAAGTTAGGCATATAAGCGTCAATTACTTTCTTTAAGATCTCGCTATCGAACGTATCTGACTCAAATTCGAGGTCTTTGGCTTGCTGAGCCTGTGTAAGGCTTTCAGTAACATCATTTACTTTGAAATCTTTTGGATACTCGCAAAAATACTCCAAATTATCGCCGCTCCACAACTTATAGAGGGCGATAATGTCATATTCTGCATTCTCACAACGGACTGCAAAGGCTGCGAGATTTTGGTTAGTACGTTCAAAATCCCATTGTTTAGCCACGCCACTCTTAGCTTGCTGCACACCGATTACACTATCAATGCCGCTCATGCGATACATTTCATTGATGAGCTTATCAATTTGAGCCATAAGTACCTCAGCTGGCCCTTTATCTGGTGCGATAAAGTTCGGCGCTTTACTTGACTCGAACGGATATGCGAGCAAGTTGTCTGTGCCTATTGTTACGTCTTGCAAGCCGTTGTTATCGACTGGCATAGTCAAGATCGAGAATGTCTGATTGTAAAGAATTTGAGAGAGTAGAGAGCATAGGTTATATACATGAGCATTTGTCTTAGCAATACTCAAATACTCAGGCGGCGGAAGAATATCACGTTTACGTGCTGCTCTGCCAAACCATTGAACCACAGGAATGCGGCCGATGTTATGCTCGCCTTGCCCTATTACTTTGTTATCACTATCGGTGATTTTCCACTCTGTAGGTGTCCATGTATGGTAGTGTGCTTTGATTGTGCCGTCGGCATTCTTCAAATACGTTGCATAAGTAAATAGTTTGAGCTTGCCGTTGTCGTCGAACTCATAATTCACTACGTTTTTAGGCTCAACCGCTGTTAAATACGGCATAGACCTATTGGCCAACGTTTCAGCCAAAGAGCTGCCAAACTCGCTCACGTTATCGACTACGACATACAAAACACCATAGAGCTTAGCTGCTATAGCATTCTGTTCAATAAATTCCTGTAGCGATGTGCCTTGACGGTCTACATCGTTAATGAACTCATCAAACAATACAGATTTGCCGTATTCTCGCTTGATTTCGTCTTTGAAGATAGGATCTACAGAGGCATTCAAAATAGGCCCTGTGTAGTTGAGATAGTATGCTATCTTTCGTCTAAAAGCGATTGATGTAGGACTCTCTCGAGCGTGTTCCGTAATCGCCGCCCCAGTAGCGAACATGCCGCTACCATAATAGGCGTCATGTAACAGCTCATACTCCTCTAATCGAGGGTTATTGTTAATTATTGCCATGTTGCCCCTTTCTAATTAATGTTAATTCTGCCGCTACGAACCTGTGGCGCATTGATTTTTTCTGCAATTCCTGTGAGTGCGTCTGGTGCGTCGTCATGCGCATTTTTGCCCTCTCGCTGATACTTAGTAATGTCAGCAGCGAACTGCGGCCACCTATCACGCCAGTTTCTAGGCATATATACGTGATTCATCACCCAAGTTGCATTGGAATGAATGCGAGCTATCTTATTGCCACTTTGATGAAACATATTGATCACGCACTTATTAGAGTTATATTTCTGTTTGAGTATGCTTTGAACGTTACGGCCAAACCCTCGGCCGCCGTTATTGCTTTCTATGTCAGCTACATTCACGCCGTTTCTATGCAGCATGTCCGCTACCTCTGGCTCGGTGGTTTCCATAGCGTCCTTTGTGTACACTACATCAAGGATATACGCCTCGCCGTCATATACTCCGTATGTGATACTAGCTAGGTAATCGCTGCCAGTATCGGCGGTATCGGTATAGTTCTTGATACACGAAAATAACACGTTACCCTTATCATCTCTTGGCAACGTGTCATATGTAAGTATTTGACTGTATAAGCACCCTTTTAAATCTATCGGCACTTGCTGATAGTTGGCGCTGGCAATGTCCTCGCCCATAGCCCTTACCTTTGACGTGTAAGAGGCTTTAGATAGCACCTCTTCACACAGCATAGAGCCGTCGTCTTGTAAGGCTTTCATGGTGATTACCTTGGCTTTGAATAATGGATCATCTTTAAAATGCTCGATAGCCCTACCTGCTAAATCATCACTCGCCCAGCGAGTCATGATAATGATAATCTTGCCGCCCTCTTCGAGCCGTGAAAGCATAGTGTTCGTAAACCATTCCCAATGTTTCTCTTTCACGCTGGCATTATAGGCCTCTTCGCTATTCTTAATGATGTCGTCAATGATTAAGAGTGTAGCGCCAAAGCCTGTAGCCGTACCAGTTGGCGAGGTTGCAAGGTATGAGTTAGTGTATCCCTCTAAGCTCCATAAATGAGCCTGTGCGTCGCCTGTTGCTACCCTCACATCAGGGAACACGTCAGAGAATACAATAATATCCTCGTCCGCCTTACTTTCTTGCACCGCATTTCTAACCGATTTACTGAACATTTTAGAAAGCGTCTCATTGTATGAGCCAGTCATTACCTTAACAGCTGGGTTGTTACCCATGCACCACTGCGTAAAGTGCTGCGCCGTTAAACTTTTTCCATGCCTAGGCTATGGGGGCAGGTTCATTATAAGCACGTTGTACTCATCATTCTTGATAAAGTCCTCTAGCTCATTGCATAGCTTAACTAGGTACTTACGGCTCTTTTTGTAAAAGCCGCCTGTTTTAAGCTGACAATAATAAAAGAACTCACGTCTTGCGAGTTCTCGTTTGGCTAGCTGTATGATTTTTGCTTTATTGCTCTGAACCTGCACACCCTCACCCCCTTTACATGGCTATTACAGATTGAGCTTATTCCTCACCTATGAGCTTTTTAATATCAGCCGTATCAATGCCCTCAAATGGGTTTTTCACCTCGACAGCTGCGTCGATATTTTTCTTATCTCTCCACTTTTCTGGCTGTCTGTTTTTAAGCCAGAAGATCAATGATGTAGGATTAGGCTGCACGTCCTTAGTGGTACGCTTAACCTCTACTATTTCACTTTCTCCTGTTTCTTGGTTATAGATACGTTCTTGAACTACTTCATCGAATTTATAACCCATAGCGCTTTTGAGTAGAGCGTTCTCTACTAATATATCGACTACCTCTTTGCCTCTTTTTAACGCCTCTGAAAAATCTTTATACTTAACTTTCCAAGCGTACAAAGTAGATACGTTAATTCCGATATTATGCGCTATTTGTTCATCATTTAGGCCGTCTCGTGCCCAGCCCTCGAGTCTTATTAGATTATCTGGCTCGAGCCATGTTTCATATTTAGGGGTACGGCCTAGCCTTTTCTTTTTCTTTGGCTCTGTCTTTTTTGCTTTAGCTGCCACGATCTCACCTCTTTTATATGTTTAAATACAAAAACACCTCGAACAGAGTACCCTAATCTCTGCCGAGGTGTTCTTGCTGTTGGTTCTATATGTATGTCGAAAGAAAGGAGGATAGAATGAAACGTATAAGCACCATTCACCACTAACATAGTACCACAGATATTTAGCACTGAATATGACAGCTTTTCGACAATTTACAGGGCGTATGCTCCAAATAAATAGATACTCAAATCATCTATCCCTTTATCTAGCCACCTATACACATTTCGCTCAACTGTATTATGTTTTTCTGCAATTTCTGCGATTGTTAAATCGTTGATATACCTATCAATCACGCACTCGCAATAGTGCTTATTATTGTTAATGCAAGTTGTGCGGTATATCTCGAGCATTTTGTCTATATGCTCTATGATCAACTCGGTACGTCGCTTACTAGCGAGAATAGTTTCAATCTGCAATAAGCCTCTTCTATTAAAGACCTCATACAATACTGTTTGTAAGTCGCTAGGTGTGAGCGTATCCTCTGCCTTTGCAATAGCACTCTGGCAATGTGCTTTCATAGCCGTGTATCCCTCGAGTAGCGTTGTAGTATTCTTATAGGCTCTTTCATTTTTCTTGGCGAGCATATCCTCATTTCTCCGATTAAATTCGGTTAAGGCCGTTTGTGCTGCTGTTTCTGCTGCAATCTTAACGATAGCCTCTACCTCTAACTCGGTAAAAGTACGTTCCATTTAATCACCCCCATATATGATGAAAGCCAGCAGCTAACATTAATATCATTCCGATTGCGGCCAGAACACCAAACACAATAGAGATTATGAATACGAACCATGTCATAAAGTTTAGGCGCTTATTGAATTTTTCCTCAACAGCTGCATGTGCCATTAATCGTGCTTTTTGTACATTTTGTATTTGCCCATAGTCCACATATTCCGTTAAATGTAGGCGATCATCATTATTCTGATTTTCCAATTCTAACCGCCTTTCCGTCCTTAACTTTGTAAATAATTTCTTCCTCGAAATACACGCCGTTAGGTATGCGCTTATTTCTGATAAGCCATTGACGAATTAATTTCTTAACTCCACAATACAACTCAGAGAACTCGCTTTCTGATACGTTTCTCATGACTTGGTTATCATTAATAATGCAATCGCTTTCTTCCTCGATTTCTTCGAGCAGGTTTCGAGTCCACATAGTAACGCTAGGCCACCATTGCGAGCAACGCACCAGATAGAATATATCCTTGCCACACCTTTGAGCCTCTTTAATGCCTGCCTCTTTTGCCTCTTTTAAGCCGTGTATTTCGTTTTCTCGAGTCCATTCATAACAGCCGCTCTCGAGAGTAACGATATAAGTATCAGTTTTCATCGTCGCCACCTGCTAACTCTACATATTTTGGACTTGCCATTCTGACTTCTTCATAATTCCAACTTGTACAACCAGAACTATAAAAATAAACATAACCATTTTCATATTTTGCAAAATAGCGTTTTAGCGGATCGTGTGGATTTTTTATAATTATCGGCGTATCCACAGCAACTTTGCCCCAATCAACAAAGCCGAGATACTTGCCAATATCGAGATAATTCGGCTCATTAAAATCTGGGAGTAAATCGCTTAATAAGTCAATTCGCTCAAAATCTCCGCTAACATATATGTGATTTCCCTTAACTTTTGGCGGTTGCTTTGTGGCTAAATATCCGCCCATTGCGCCAGAATGAAAAATGTATTTAAACCCTCTATCATATAGTTTCTGTAGCAGCCACTTACGGCCCTCTTTATCGTTCATGTTAACACTCCTTTTCCTAACCGCCTAATGTTGGGCATTCACATTCCCAGTAATAATCATCGAATTTGCGTTCCTTATAAAGCACGACCTCGCCTTTATTGTTGATCTCAAATTCTTCTACAAATTCCATACCTCGCTCATAACACTTGCCCTTTATATCGAGGTTATATTTTTTGGCCAATTCTACATAACCCTGCCCACTTACACCCCAAGCGTGATGTATTTTAACGTTAAAAACACCTATACCCTCTTCGTTAAGTATGATTGGATCGTTGGCCTCTTCTACATCGCTGCTATACACACATGAGCGGTAAAGCGACTTCAAAAACACTGTTCGCTCTGGTATATCAGGCACTAAATCAGAAAAGCACATCTCAGGGTTAGAGCCCTTGAATTCGTTTGTTATAAACTTGATTAAATCTTCTTTAGTTCCTCTAAACTTAACCCAACCTTCGCACCAATTTGGCATATTATCTACCTCATTTCGTTAATGTTATTAATATTTTTTCAGTAGTAAAGCTATTTTCAGTTAATTGAACTTTTCTATCTATCATTTTAAGTTCGATAATATCCTCGACGCTTAATACTCTATAGCCCATACCGTCTTTAATTTTTATAAGCACTGCACGATCACTGTTCTGATTATCCTTGGCAACATTACGAGCATATTGTAAGGCTATATTCAAATCATTATCAGTCATATAATCTCTACATTTTAATGTAAGATATTCGCATTTTTGATAGGCTTTAAATTCAACCTCATCAAAGCCGTGTTTGAATAATTCCTCTGTGTTTATCATTTATCGGCCTCTTTACTGAGCATTCCGCATAATTCTTGTTTTACATACGCCCTTATATCTTCGATAGAGCTATCAAGTGCGTTATGCTTTAAAATTTCATCGTTCATTATGCTGTTTAAATCAACCTTTACACCATATTTTTTATAACGCCAGATATACCCATATACGAAGCCATAGGCAAAAACTGATTCTCTTTGCTCAACGCTAGGAATGATTATATCGTTACCTATAGCAACGGTTAAAGCCATTCTTAGCTGTTCTAAATTTTCAATACTTTCAAATCTATTCATACTTGCCTACTCCCTAAGTTCAGCGCTCACATACGCCACTAATGATACGGCGAATGTACCAAGCAATATACCGAGTATTCTCAATACATCGCCGCCAGTTACGTTGAATAGGCCTATTAACCAAAGCACTGCCGCAATAGCGAGCGCAATAATCTCGACTTTCATTACCAGAATAAGTGCTATGGATATTGTGTATAAGAATGCTTTCATATGTTTACCTCATTTTCTATTTTCATAATATGCTTTCCTATTTCTTCAACTACATTCACAGTAACGGCATTACCAGCTTGTTTATAAAGCTGACTGTTACTATTTACCGCCGCTGCTTTTTCGTACTGCTCATCTGTAAAACCTTGTAAACGCCAGCACTCTTTAGGCGTTAATTTTCTAATGCGAATAGGTTCATCATCAACCAATACACCCAGATTATCGCTAGTTGTTAATGTGTTTGATCGTTGCGGTTGTACTCTTCCTCGTCGTGTTTCACTATCTGGATATGCAAGGTCTACCCCATCGCCAACTTGTGCCGTCATATAGCCTTGTTTATTCGCAGTTCTAATTAATACGCCGTGGCGATCTTGACTCGTTAATGTAAAAGCTGGCTCGCCCTCATCTTTTAATCTGCGACCATTTTGCCGCTTTTCCTCTCTATCTGGCGTAAGGCATGCTCTAGCGCTTATGATTTTAGGCTCTCGATCTCCCCCGCCACATGTATTTAACGTTGGCGCTATTCCTGCCGTAGAATATACTCTGCCTGTTTGAGGGTTTCCGCCAAAACTATTAGTTTTTCTTAAATTACCGACTTGCTCAATAACCGCTGTACTTTCTCTTTTGATAGGTAAAAGTCCGCTGGTACATCGTTCTCCAATATATCCAACAATGTACACTCGTTCTCTGTTTTGTGGCACTCCGTAGTCTTTGGAATTGTACACTTTCCATTCGATACTGTACCCTCTTTCGGCTATTTCACCGATAACGTTAAGGAACCCTGTTCCGCCGTCGATTGACAGCAAATTCTTAACGTTTTCACACACAAGTCATTTGGGTTTATTTTCTTTACACTCATCTAATAACCTCATAATTTCATAGAATAAACCGCTGCGAGTACCCTCTTTCATTCCTTTTTGTTTCCCTGCGATACTCACATCTTGGCAAGGAAAGCCGAAAGTCCATAAATCAGCCTTTGGTAATTCCCAACCATTAACCTTTGTTACATCATTTCCGAACCATAAATTCGTTGTATCATACATAGCTCTATATGAGACCTGTGCGAATTTATCAAATTCACACCAGCCTACACACTCCATGCCTGCACGTTCTAAGCCGCTATGAAAGCCGCCTATGCCGCTGAAAAAATCTATAAATTTCATATATATCCTTTCTTTACCACCCATAATATTTAGGCTTTCCGATACGTCGGCGTACTCTATTGGTAGTATCCTTAACATATCCCAATATATCGCCGCTCTTATCTCGAGCCTTTCTCTGATTGATTAAGCTGTCCGAATACTTTACATAAGGCTCACATTTTGCATGGCAGCCTACAATTCTGTATTCACAGCCTTTGCATGGCGATTTAAGCATATGTTTACCCACAGCAATTTTGCAAAATATATGAAACGCTCATAATGTGAGAATAATTCTTTACAATAACCGGCATTTCTTCAATAAATTTAGAAAATTGTTCGTCACTTAGGCCTTGCATGAATTTTCTTTGTTCTTTTTCAAATTCATTTTTCGCATTTCGTGCCTCGTTTATTGTTTTGTATGAGCCATAACACCCTACATTATCGCTGCCATTGCATTCTATTAATACTACCGTATACATTTATTCACTCCCCTTTAGTTGTTCTTTCCATTCGCTTATTGTAAATACTGGCATTCCCCTTTTTAAAGCATGATCAAGCTCACCTTTACAACCTCTGCTCGTTTCCCAGCCGTCGCAAAGCACTAGCACGTCGCAGTGGCTCAATAAACCTAAGCAAATATCAAGTCCTCGCTGGTACTCGTCGCCAGTAAGATACATGAACCCATAATTATGAATTGGCGAGACGTAATCGTGCTCGCTATCATTCATAACTAAGTCATTCATGATTTTATCAATTTTTAACTTGTTGCTTTCTTTACCGCCATAAGGGTGAGCAATATATATAAGCCGCTTTTTTATCATCGGTTCACCCATTTCATACACCCTATTCTTAAATAATGCATTAACCCATTAGTACTTAGAGGGTATGCGTCTTTTCTGGCTTTAGCACGTTTTACAAAGCCGCCAAATTCGTATATATTCCCTCTAAAATCTGCAACATCAATCTCGTCAATCAAGATTAAGCCTGCGTCGCCTAACAATTCATCAATCACATCATAATAATCGTCATACAAACTTCTAGGCACTGCATAATATAGATACTTAACATTTCCGCAGTCATGATAGCGTTTCTTTTTAAAATCACGCTTAAAATCTTGAATAGATGTTTTAATTTCAACTTCTGTGATGTATTTTGTTTTTAAATCAAAATATATAAAATCAGCCTCGTATTCTGATTTCCCAGGGCAGTACATGCTCACATTAGGAATGCATATTTTTCTTAAAAATAAATGCTTGCCTAATGCATATTGAATATCGCTTTCGTCCATATCCTCACCTCTTTCCATTCAATATTTATTGAATGAGTCGCTCATTTCGAACCTCATTTATGCCTTTGATTTCGTTTATTACAGCAGCTTTTGCCTCATTGAATAACTCTGTATCCTCACCAGCTACAATATACAAGGCTTGCTCTATATAGCCTTTTAGATAGGCTCTGTACTCTTTTTCATTCTCATTCATGGTGTGCGATGTCCTTTCATCATGAGTTTTCTGTATTCTTTATACGATATTGAGGTAGGGGCTTTCGGTTTAGCCTTAGCCCCTATCGTGGCAACCTTACAGCGTTTAGGCTTTTGAGTGGTGTCGCACTCTCTAGCTTTTTGCCTTTCGTACTCATTGAGTAAGACAGTATTTTCATTAATTGGCTGAATAGTGATCTCGGCCCTCGGTCTGTCTTTGTCAATGCCTGCAATTTCTGAGCCGTCATAATTGACGATGTATTTGTCATCATCAATCACGCCAGCCGCTTGCAGTATGTCGCTAGTTGCTTGTAATAGGCCTACCAAATCTGGCCAATGTGCTCGGTTTTGTAAATAATAGCGGCACCGCACCGATACTGGCCCATGAACAGCTTGCACTCTCCCCAACTGCATGAGAGCAACTTTCTCATATTCTTTAAACGCTTTTGACGGTAAGAGTACACGTTTATTGTTAATGAGTGCTATTCTGCTGCTGTTCTTTTTCGTTCTTGGTTGGCCAAGTATTACAATTTCCAACTTTACACCTCTATACAATCAATACATTTCACTAAATATAATCAGCAATCTTATGAGTTTCTGTTTCTTGTACCATAAACACTCGATTCTCATAACTATGACGTTTTTCCCACGCTTGGAACACTTTTGTTAGTTCTTCGCTTAACTCTTTAATGTGCTCGCTTTTAACATGAAAAAGGTAATCTTCATTTTGTTCGTACATTTCATCTGGCATGCGATCTCTAACGCATTCAATAACATATTCACTATCTACCTCTGGCACATAGTAATAAGGGTTTCCAATTTCAACCTCATCATTTAATACGTCAATGCCGTAGCGATTATCCCCAAAATCAAACCCTTGATAATTGTCTATACAGTCATTAATGGCGTTTTCTATGCTGTCTTGTGGATCGCCAATCTCATCATAAAAACACCAACAATACTTTGCTTCGTCTTTAACTAACACTTCTATACCTCCTCTATAACTTTCAAATTATTTTCTAATTCTATGCGGAAAATTTCGTTATTTTGCACCCTCTAGCTATTCGCTCGATAATTCTATCGTGAGAATTTTAAACTAGCCTTATAGGTCGTTTAAATGAATTTTTATCATCTGTGAGAGCCGCCCATAAAAACGGCCTCCTTGTATTCGCCACGCAATCGATCATATATACGCTGGCTGTAGTTTTCCTTTGTCCAGTTATCGCTATAGTTAGTGGTTAAGATAATCGGCCGCATTCGGTTATATCGGTCTATGATTATGCTTTCTACTTTAGCTGCTACCCATTCAGATTTTGAGTACTCAACCCCAAAATCATCGAGCAATAAAAGCGGTATGTTCCGCAGCTTTTGCTCGTAGCTCATGAATGCCACGCTGTCGCCTTTTGACAATGTAAGCATATTGTCTAAGAGATTTGGCATTGAGATCATTAAACACCCCTTACCAATCTCTAGCGCCTCTTTTAATAGGCACACGCCGAGAGAGGTTTTCCCTGTTCCAGCTGGGCCTCTTAATATGAGCCCCTTGCCTGTGTTTAGGTTCTCCTCTAGGTGCTGCCTGTAGTTGTTTACTATGCGATAGGCCTCGGCGTTTTCCTTTGGGAATGTTCCATTTTGTTTTAGCCAAGTGAAAGACATGTCATAGTAGCGTTTAGGAATGCCAGCCGCTGCGTATATTCTGCCCTTATCCTTTTTAATGACAATCGGCTCATTATAGACAGGCTTAATAAATTCATAGTCAGCCTTTGCCGTGTACCCTTTCGTATTCGGCCTGCCAATCGACTGCCTCATCTTTAGCTTTTCGATTACTGCCGTTACGTCTATTTTTTTCATTTCCTAACCTTTTATTTTTCAACACGCCCTCAACGTATTTAATTGAGGTTTTCCCTCTATCGTGTGTGATCTCGATAGCCTCTACTACTTGCTCTGGGCCATATTCCTCGGTAAGCATTTCTAAAGTTTCTTTTATAAAAGAAGAGATGTCTCCGAAAGTATTTAACCAAGTTGAGAATACATCGCTTTGAATTACTGTATTTTTCTCTTTACTTTCCTTTCCTTTACTTTCCTTTACTTTACTTTCCTTTACTTTACTTTGTGTACTTTTGTATACATTAACTGGGGTTTCTGCAACATTAACTATAGTTTCTGCAACATTAACCCTAGTTTCTGTATACATCATGTCAACATTAACTAAGTTAATGTCAGCATTAATTTTTACCGATTTTCTACGCTCTGTGATTTTAAGGTATCTATTTTGTATTCCCTCAGACGTTAGGACTCGAAAATTGTCGTAAATTCTAAATGAGAATAACCCTACCTCACACGCTCGATTTATGACATTTTTTACATAATCGGTATCGAGGTTTGTATCAAGAGCGATGAGTGCTATATCATCATCTTTAACGTTCATGAAATAGCCCTCATCTCTATAGATCGTTGCGAATATGTATATCAGTACAGCAATAGAGCTGGCCCCACACGAAAGCATGATTTTTCTTATTTTTAAATCACTCAAAAACCCTACATCAAGAGGGAAGTACTCAACCCCTTTCGCTTTAGGTCTAGCCATTATTAAAACTCCTTATCTAATAGGTGATAACGTAATATAATCTCTATCGCTCGTCTTTCCATATAGCCCAATCTGTAGACCATAGTCTAAAATGCTTTTTACTGTATTAGCTGAAACGCCTGTTTCCTTTTCGGTGCGTACCATAAAGGTAGGTGTATAAGGAATATAGAACAGCTTTAACGCTGCGATATGATCCCTCACTTTCACCCAGTCAGAACCGAATTGAGCAAGCATTTTGTCATTGTTATTCACGGCCGACTACCTCGCCTGTGTTGGCGTCAATAATTTCACCAGCCACGTTATAAGTGTCGCCGCTGTGTTCCTCTACAGTTCCCTCATATTCGGCGTCGATAGTTTCGCCGTCAAAATCAACGTCAAACTCGCCGTCTTTATTCATGCTAATTACGCCGCCGTCATTAGAAAGGGCTTGGCTCATTTGGACGCTTTCAATGCTCAAAGGGCCGAATTTGGAAAGCAGGCGTTTGAGTACCGTTTTCTCGGCCATGACATTGAAGTCAGCGATGCCCCATTTATCTGTGCCGCCTTTATAGTTTTGGCTATATTTCTTGGCATGCGCTTGCATTTCATCAAGATCCATAAATAGCATTTTCTCAAAACCGTTTGTAAGTCTGAAATAGGCTAGATAACCAATGACTTTATCGCCTGTGCGTTCGCCAAATCGGAATTTATCGAGTAAGCGGTTCTCGTATTCGAGCTCGCCCTCGTATACAGTCTTGGCGCCAATATCAATGTATTGGCCGCTGCGTTGCGCTAACTGGATATAACCCTTATACCCAAGTTGGAACTGTGCAGCTCCTTTATAAGGCACGATATAGGCAAAACCAAGAGACTGATTGATTGGCAAGTCTAGCATAGCCGCTTGTGCAGCTGCTCCAATAACGGTGGCAGGATCTGCTTTCATCAAGTAATTATTGTTGTTTGTAACTGCAATAATACTACTCATAAAGCCAGCTGCTTTCTTGCCTAGCATTCCCTCAAATTTTTTCTTGTATGCTTGACTTTCAAGCATGCCTTTTAATGTTTTAGCCTCTTTTGCGGCCGTGATAGTGTTTTTCTTTAATTCAATACCTGTTGTAGTTGCCATTATCTTTTAATCTCCCCTACTATTAACAATTTATTTTCAAAGTCGATGTATACAGCTTTACCTCTGCCGTATACTTGATTGTGTTTACAGGTGTTTCGATATGTACATCAAAATCATACGGAACAGCCTCGAGCAGTTTTCTCAAATCGTGTGTTTTCATCATTTCACCTCGAACCTACGACTAGGCTCACCCTGCTTGATGTAATTTGTATATAAATCTGGGTGATCGTTCTTGAACGTTTTGCTATCGAACGTCTCACGAGGCTTGCTCGTTTTCCACGATACAACATGCTCGCCAGCCGTCGCCTTTTCGTTGTCTTTCATATAGTCTTTTAAAAGATTTTCAATGCCTCGCTTTTGAGCCTCTAACTCTGTGAGCTGGTCTTTGATTTTAAGATAATCAATAACAGCGTTGCTATATTCAGCAGGTAACTCGATAACATTACCATTACTGTTTTTATAGAGTTTTTTGAGCGCCTCGCTGCAGGCTTTGCTATCGTCTGGCGCTGGCATGGTTTTTGTTTCCACTAGCCGCCAAAATTCAGCCCCAGTATCAATAATCGCTTGAATAACTTCATCATTGCGTTTGATTTCTTTGTAGTAGAATGTATTACCGCCTACGAGGCAAGCTATCCACCAGCTTGCCTTACCAGTTACCGCCATGTAGTGCTGGCACTGCACATAGTAAGCGTCTGGCACGTTGTCGCCCTGCCACTCATCGGCCTTGAATGCGTTCGCTGTCTTGCATTCAAGCCCAGCGTCTAGGCCGACGATTTCTCGGTCAATATTAGCGAGTAAATATGGATATTCCTCGCTTTGTAATGTGAAGTTGTTATTACGCACCTTGTACCCTGTACGCTTTGCGAACTCTTGGGCTACGATATCCTCTAGGATAGTACCCCAATACATCGGCTCGCTTTCTTTTTCCTCTACTGCGTCGCTCGTTTTATCGAGCCACACATCGAGAGGGCTGCGCCATTGATTAATACCTAGCACGGCGCTCATATCAGAGCCGCCAAGCCCTAGCTTGCGAACCTTTAACCACTCTTCACGAGTAGCATTTTTACTGTCAAAAATCTTTTTGTACATTGTGTGATGTTTCCTTTCTTTTCATTAGAAAATAATATATAATAATGTTGTGTGATGTTCCTTTCTTAATTGATTGGAATATAGGGCTATTCGCTTTTTGTGAATAGCTCTTTTTTTATGCCAAAATACAGATCATTGAGTAGATACTGTATAAGACAGCTAGAAATGTGCTTGCCATGCATAGCGTCGCTAATACCTCAATTACCATTTAATTAAAACCTCACCAGTACACCACCAGTAAGCAGTGGCAAAGAAAAAAACCAATGTTAAGAAAGTGAATAGTGCCATTTGTAACGATGTAGGCTCATCATTACGCCCTAGCCGTCTAGCTTTCATGGGTTTGTGTCTTGCTTTTAATTGTCTTGTCATCATATTTCTATTTCCTTTCTTTAAAGTGATATACCAGCTGGCTTAGAATGTCGCCATATGTCCAGCCCATTAATTTATGAGCTCGCTTTAACTGCTGTACTCTCTTTTTCATGGTTTTTATCCCTTTCTTTTTTCCATTTTTCGAAGTCTTTTAAATTTTGAGGGTTATTATAAAAGTTATATATTTCATCAACAAGCAATGTCATAACCTCACGCCCTCATATCTATTAATGAAATATAATTGCCCTTTTCCTGTTACTTTAGGCGTTTTGTTAATGCTTGTTCTGCCGTCTGAATGAGTGATAGCAGTTTCTTTAATTCTGAAAAGTCCTAGCTCCATAGCTCGCTGTGTTGGCATATTGTAAGAGCCGCCTTTTCTTGAAATCAGATAGCCCTCATTTCTTAACCGCTCAAATAACCTATTTTGCCCAATATTGTGGCCGTTTTGGCTTAAAAGTTTGGCTAGATCACCGATTAAAATATCGGTATCGCTAGTACTCACTGCGTCGGCAAAAATCACTTTCGGCCGCTGCGCCTCAACTAATGCTTTAGTCTTGTTGTGCTGCTCTACCTCATCTGCGTAAGCTCGTAGAGCCTCTGGCAATGTTTGAGGAATATTTAGCGAGTAGCTGCCTGTTTTACGTAGTGCAGGTAGTACCTCGTGCGTTATCCAGCGTTTGAACTCTTTTGCCTCTGGCTTGCGGCTTGACATTACCAAGCTATATAAGCCGTATTCATTGACAACGTTCGCCTCACCTTGACGCCCTAGATTCAATCTAGCCCGTTCATCTTCATCTAATCGCTTTAGCGTATCTGTTGTATTTTTAATTTCCAAACAATCGCATACGTCTTTTGCTACAAACCACGGCTCGTTATCTTGTAGAATAATTCGCACATTCCCAAACATTGCATTATTAAATACTTGTAATTCGTTCATTTTTTCACCCCCTTTATAAGAAGTAATCAACTGTAACGCCGAAATAATCAGCGATTTTTTTTAGGGTTGTAACACTTGGCTTATAATCGCCTTTGCGCCACGCCGTAACAGATGATGTATGCAAGCCTAAATCTTTGCACATTCTATAAGCTGTTACGCCGTTCTCTGTTAAGAGAACCTCAATTTTTTTATATTCCATTGCCTCACCCCTTTCTATGTGATAGAATTAGTTAAGAAATATTAATTAATTTCTATTACGTCAAGTTTTCTTAACGTTCCCTATGGCTATATAATAGCACAGAAAACTGAACGTACCTAGTAAACTTTTCGTAAATCTTTCTTAACTATTTTATAAAGTAAGGTCAGAAAAATGTACGAAAGATTTAATAATTTGTTGCAAGAAAAAGGATTGACCGCATACAAAGTAGCAAAGGCTACTGGCGTGTCTAGGTCTACCCTCGCAGCATGGAAAAAGAAAGAATACACGCCAAAAATGGATAAGTTGCAAAAGTTGGCCAATTATTTGGGGGTATCGTTGTATTATTTAACTGGCGAGGTGGACGATTACGATATAATGCGTCAACAAAAGATAGACTTTATTCATCAGTGTGGCGTTGATATTGATTTCACATTGTATGATGATGAGGCTGTAGATGATTTATACGTAGCATGCGCACTCAAAAAAGATGTGATCCATAATTTAGAGTTGCCAGAAATAAAAAAAGCGCCCTCTACGCTAATGAGCATAGAGAACGCTGAGGGGGTTAATTTAAAAGCGGTACTCGAAAAGGATAATATATTGTCTTATGATAAACATATCATTACAGATGAGGAACGTGCCACGATAAAAGCGCTTATAGAGGCGTTTTTAAAAACTAAGTAAAGGGAACATTAAGGGGAGTTATGTATTATGAAAAAGTTAGTTATTGTTGCTTGCCTATTAGCTAGCATGTCATTTTCTGCCGTTGCTATCAACCCAGCGGCGCCATTTGTACCAGCATATACAACCGAGAAAGGCGTAAATGTTAGCGTAAGAGCTGATTTAGATATAAAGAATTATGACGGCGGCAGCGTTGAAATATTGCTGTACACTCAAATAGATAACCCAGAAGAACCATATATTACATGGAAATTAAACCACTTTTACTATGTATTAGATCCGCACGGAACAGGAAAGCCTATGTCTGTACTGTATCGAGTGGATAGGGTTACAAATTTCTCGAGAAATTCTGATTATGTAATGAGTGGCAGCGTGCAGCCTACGCCTATCGTGCCTATTGTTGAGGGTTCCAACGAATATAAAACAGCTATATATGCTTATAATTTCGCTGTGCAAAGTGGCAAAATGGCCGAGGTGCAAGCTAAATATAAAGGCAAGAAATAAAAAAGAGCCCCTATCAAGGGGCTTTATTTATACCTAAAACCAAAAACCGCCGAGCATAAACTTCGGCGGTTATGGTTATCACATCTTTACTTCTTGATAAGATTATACCATTGAAAGGAACATCACACAATGACAAATAATAAAGATTTACAGACTGGCGTTATATACGCTCGATATTCAAGCGATAAACAAAGAGATGAGTCCATAGAGGGCCAAATAAGAGAATGTACAGAGTACGCCCAGCGTGAGGGTATATTAATCACTAAAATATATACAGATAGAGCTCTCTCCGCTCGCACAGATAACCGCCCAGAGTTCTTGCAAATGATCTGTGATAGTGCCAATCAATCATTTAATTATGTTATCGTCTATCAGCTCGATAGGTTCAGCCGTAGCCGTGAGGATAGCGCAAAATATAAAGGTATATTACGCCGTAATGGTGTGAGAGTATTGAGTGCAAAGGAACATATTACCAATGAGCCAGCTGGCATTATTCTCGAGAGTATGCTCGAGGGTATGGCCGAATATTACAGCGTTGAGCTATCTCAAAAGGTTAAACGTGGCATGACTGAAAACGCATTAAAAGGCAAAATGAACGGCGCCGCCATTCCTCTCGGCTATGACTTAACAGAAAGCCACCATTTAGCCGTGAATGCTCACGAGGCTAAGGCGGTAAGGTTAATCTATGACTTATACCTAAAACAGCATTCTATGGCTAAAATTTCAAATATTTTACATAGTAAAGGCTACACGACTAAGCGAGGCCGCAAGATTTCCACTAGCGTGATTAAGAATATCCTATCTAACGAGAAATATATAGGCGTGTACTCATGGGGCGATATTCGTATCGAGGACTCAATACCGCCTATTATCTCGAGAAAGATATTCGACGAGGTTCAAAAGGTTATGCCTAATAGAATTAAAAATAAAGGCCGACGCTCTGAAATGTATAATCTATGTGGCAAGCTAATTTGTGGCGAATGTGGCGGCCATTATGCAGGCTCTACAGCTACATCAAGAAATGGCGAAAAGCACCATTATTACGTATGCACTAATCGCCGTAAATACCACGCTTGCACAGCGCCAAATATTCGCCGAGATGAACTCGAGGACTTGGTGATTAATAAAACACTAAACATCTTAAATGAGCCTCAAATTATCGAGCGTATAGCTCATTTAGTAATGTCTGGCTATAGTAATGTTACCCAAGAGGCTAAAACGGCCATACAGAGCATAAATAATAAAATTAAGGCTATAGATACAGAATTAGATAACTGCATGAGTGCCATTAAGCAAGGTTTTATTACCGATAGGCTAAAATCTGAAATAGAAAGCCTCGAAAATGAACGTCAAGACCTATTAGAGCAAAAAGCGAACCATGAGAGCGCTATTACACCTATAAAATTTACTGCGGCTCATATCGAGTATTTTCTCGAAAGAATGGCAACAGAAAACCCTACCACTAAGACAGGCCGCTCACGTATTCTTGATACGTTTATCAAAAGCGTAACTATCTATAATGATAGGGTTGAAATTATCTTCAATTATAAAAACGAATTGCCAGAATTTAGCAATCAATGCGAAGGTGGTTCGCATTTCAAAGTATTGGTGGGCCCACCTGGGTTCGAACCAGGGACCGACCGGTTATGAGCCGGTTGCTCTACCCCTGAGCTATAGGCCCTCAGTTAGTTTCTAGCTTATTAATTATACCGAATAGACTGTCATTTAGTCAAGGCAACTCAAACGCTAAGACTATTTCATTAGCATAAAACGGTGAATCATATGATCTTCGTTAAATACGCCTTTAGTAGTTAGTGTAGTCGTTTGGCTATCTGTAGATTTAATGCCTCGTGCACTCATGCAGCTGTGAGACGATGTAATGTGCACAATAACATCATCAGACCCTGTCGCTAAGGAAATTACTTCCGCAATATCTTCACCAATTTTTTCTTGTAGTTGTAAACGCTTGCAGCACATTTCAGCTATGCGGGGAATCTTAGATAAACCTATGACACGACCTTTTGGAATGTACCCAATACTGATACTCATATCATACATCAATGCCATATGATGTTCACAATGAGAGAAGCAAGTAATATCCTTTACTACTACCATTTGATTTGTATCTACAGCGAAGGTCTTACCATACATGTCTGCAATCTCAGCATTTGTATACTGAATGCCTTCATATACCTCTTCCATCATTTGAGCCACCCGTTTCGGTGTTTCTAACAAACCGTCCCGATTAGGATCCTCACCTAATGCTTCTAACAACTGATATATAAGCGATTCTATTTTTTTTGTATCCATATTTACCCCTTTATATCAAGATTTCATCAGACCTCATATCATACCATAGAAAAAATACTGATACTACACAGCCTAACAATACTATACACCCTTTGCATCTGGATCCCAGACAAATTTATGGATTTGCAGTTGGAATCGTACATTCTGCAAATTATATGTTTTCATATAATCGATAATCGATGCCGCCTCAATCTGTCCCCATACAGGCGATACATATATTTGAGCCACTGTAGGATATTTACTAATTATGCGACGCATACAATCCAAATCTTCTGGAGAGCCAACGACAAACTTAATCAAATCACGTTCTGTAGCCACCTTGAATATATCTATATTCATAGACTCTTCGGCTAAAGAGGACGGCGTTTTATAATCGTAGGTAAACCACACATTATCTCTATGAAAGCTCGGTATAATCGTGCCATTTGTTTCAATATTGAAATCATAAGGACTATTATTAGGCCTCTCTCGTTTATCTACATCATTAATACGAGTTAAATCACTTTGACTTGATGGACTGTCTTGTATCTTTAAAGCCTTCCGACGATTTAATTCATCAATTAACTCTACAACAGCAGCTTCTTGTAATAGAGGCTCCCCACCAGTAATAGTAATGCGATGATTGCCTAAGCTTTCAATAACATCAGCCACCTCAGCTACAGTCATCTCTGTGAAAACACTATCAATGCCGTAGCTATAAGTCGTGTCGCAATAGGAACAGCGAATATTGCAATCATGAAGGCGTAAAAATGTAGTCAGCAAGCCTTGCCGACTACCTTCCCCATCAATAGAGGCAAAAATCTCAATCACGTTCAT